CTATTGCACCATCACACTCTGGATGAAGTGCCATTTCACGGTATCTTTTTATCAGATCATATTCAGTTCTGTATACACCTTCTATATCTACATACTGTCCATAAAACCCAGATTGAACAAAATAGTCAACCCCGTCCTCGTTACTACGAGGAACGGGTGAGACCACTGAATCGGGTTTATTATCCGAATCATCAATTGAGAATCCAAAGAGTTTTGCCATTGTATAACTATTTTTCTTTTATTATAGCACTATTTATCAGTTTTAACTAATGCTTTCTCCTCCAGCATTTTCACCAACACCTTTGATTGATTCAAAGTATAGTACTTGTAATTCTACCTGAAACTCCTCTATTGTGTCAACTGTTTCGTAAGATAAGTCCATCTGACTGATTTGTGTTGGGAAAACATCATAGAATCTATAAGTTCTAAGAGTTGATCCATCACGATCAAGTTGATGTACATAAGCATCTTCTTGATAATCTGCTGGATTATTTGTTCCAGTTGCATCAGATAATCTGTTGATTGAGTTCATCCACTTCTCAAAAGCAGAACGAATTGAAAAGTCAGTATCGTTAATAACAGTTATAGTCCATGTATCAAATGTTCTATCTCCTGCTATTTTTAAGATTCTTCCTCTAAAGTTGACATCTATTGGAGTGATATTTGAAGCAGGTAAGGCAGCTGCTTTTACTAAAAATCTTGCCTTATCCTTCACATCATTGTCGATTGCAATCTCCTCTGGGAAAGCAAGTTCGACTTCAAATAGATTCGGTCTTGCACCACCACCGACTAACTTACTTTTAAAGTCAGTTATTCGTCTTAAAGGTGGTCTATTAAATTGGGTTGCCATTTTACTTAATTACCTCTACTTAAACAGAACCGACTACTTCCTCGAATGATACACCTGTTCGTGTAGCAACGAAGGTTAGACCGATGAAGTTAATGGATCTTGCAGGTTTCACGAATATGTCTGCGACAAATTCATTGTTATCTATAATTGCAGCAGTGTTATTTGTTTCATCACAGATAACTCTGAAATCAAATATTCCTCGTTTTGCCTGTACATCACGGAGGAATGGTTCAACAATGTTCACAAAGTTTGTCCTTGTGATCTCATCATTAAATTCAAACATCTGATCTCTTGCGGCTGAAGAGATTGCATTTTCAAGGAAGATAAACAATCTACGAACGTTTATTCTATCGAATGCTGATGCTTTTCCAAGTCCTGTCTTATCACCAAAGAGAATTATTCCTCCACCAGGTGAGAAGATGATTGGATTAACTCGGTTAGAATACAACTGATCTCTTTGTGTTTGAGATGGATTGTATGCCAACTTAACTGCATTGAGTATTGCACCTCTTGCAGTTCCCGCTGGTGAGAACCAAGGGAAGTTGTTAATATCGTTTCTTGCACATAATCCTGCAATGTCTCCATTCATTGGAACATATCGGAAAGTATCTGCAAATCTGTCATACATGTACTTGTATGTACTATCAAAAACTGCAAATGATGAAGATGAAACAGGAGCAAAGAAACTAATTACATTATCTGTAATTTGATTTGCATCAAATACCACTACAGAACCTGCACTACCATCACTGAGGAATGAACCTCTGTTAGGTGATACAAATGCAACTGCATCCTTTCTTATCTCTGCAACAGAGATGATTTTATTTGCAAGTGATTGGCAAACTTCTTTTTGATGATTTGCAGAACCCATTAAAATAAAGTCTGCTGAGTTTAAGTTATCATCCTCAAAGAGTTGATAACCTCCCGCAAGTCCTGCTAATGTAACTTGGAATGCACCAGCTGCAGTTTCATCTGTTCCACCATCGTAATTTTTACCACCAGTTAATGAAAGTGTCGTTACACCTATACCAGCAAATCGAATACCTTGTGCATTCTGATCCCATCCTGTATCAGCGGAAAGTGCAAAGTTGGCAGTACCTATACCTAATGATGTTGTTACAATACCTGCAGGTGCACCACCAGCAAATATATTTTCTGAATTATTATAAACATACTTTCTCCAGTATGATGGTGATCCTAATGAATACAAACCATCCTTTGCCTTAGAAAGTGCTAAGTGTTTTTCTAAAATTGTACCTGCATTACCAGTTACTTCACCAGTATCATCAATTACAACTACATGAACTTCATCAAATCTTGAGTTACGTGCGTCAGCAAATGATGATGTACCAGGACGATCTGCAATGTTATTCCAATTAATTGTTGTGTTTGTTAATTGTATAGCCTGCTGATCAAACCAATCTGCATTTCCTGATGGAGATCCAGTTCCTGTTATAATTCCACTGTTATTGTGAACTGTAACTGCAGTATTACCAAACTTATAAATTCCATTTGGTTGATAAGAAACCTCTGTTGAAACACCAGCTGCACTTCCTGATGTATCTACTGACTCTAATATCTTAACAGATACCTTTTTATTTGTTGTATCAACTTCAGTGACAATTCCTTTAAAGTATCCAGTCAATAATGATGTTGAACCAGATCCTGCAATCACAGTATTTGGAGGTATTGTTTGAGTAATACCAGAACCAACTTGTATATTTGAAGGTAAGGAACCAAATGTTAATACTTGATCTGCTAAGTCATCAATTATGGCAACCTTTAAGTTATTTGCCCATGAACCAGGATTTCTAGCAGCAACTGTAACACCTGTTATAGTTGATCCATCATATCCCAGATCATTATAATGTTCTGTACTTTTTATCTTTATGCTTCCAGCAGTTCCCGAAAAAGCATTCTTTAAATCATCATCATCTGCTCTAACGACCCTTAGTGGTCCTCCATAAGCAAGATAAGATGATGCAACCATCCAATACTCATAGTGCTTGTCAGCAGAGTATGGTTTTCCAAAATTGTCTAGTAAATCTTGTTCTGTCTCCACCAAAATTGGAAGGTCAACTGCTCCTTTGGCAAATGGTCCAACAAGAGCACCAACTTTGTCCGATGCTGTGTCTACACGACCAACGGTTAAGTCTACTTCTCTAACTACAATTCCAGGAGATGCTAAATTTAGTGGCATCTTTGTTCTCCGAATCTCAGATTATTTCTGAAATTATTTATTAAAATATCCTTTTTCATGTAGCCTACATGCACTAAAAAGCACCATCCCAGAAAGTATCACCTATAGGTTGCATGTTTCTTGATATAAAATATAGTCCTAAATTACACACAAACCAGTTAATATTAATTACCCAAGTTTGTCTCCACAAATACTTTCGATTTGTTTCAACTATGTAAATGTTTCTTTCGTTGTCAGATCTTCTTACTACCTGTTCAAGGCCTAATGCAACCACAAAACCGATTGCATAAATGTAAAAAGCAAAATTCAATAAACTTGAACTGAAAAGTAGAAAACTAATCATTTGGAAACTTTTTGTCGTATGTCATTATGTAGTATATCACAAATGAAACAGAAATCAAGAGTAATAATATCATAACATTTACGCTATGAACCACCGTCATATTTTATCTCCATATCATTCAATCCTTTTACTTCGGATGGTGTTGTGGTTATTATTGTTTTAGGTTTATCTTTCTCTTCCCAAATTTTTTTGATTTCTTCTGATTGTCTATCAATCTCTCTCATTGTATTTGCAATTTTAACATCAATCCATTTCTGTTTTAACCACTCAATAATACCTAAAGCAAGAAAAGAGATAGGGAAGCGTTGCTTCTTAGCCCATCTCTCTGCCTTTGCATACCAAGGATCTGTGCCTTCACCAAATTGTTTTTCAAACTCGATCTTCATCCCCCTGCCATGTCCTCATAGTTGATGTCTTCTGCATCCATGATTGCTTTCATCATTTCTGCTATTTCCTCCTCTGGTCTAGGGTTCTCAAAGAGAGAGTCCTGCGAAGGTGTCTTCTGTGACGTCTTGTTTGATTCCTCCGATGACATAGGATTCGATTTCTGTTTCTTGTGGTGCATTTTGTTGACCTTTAGAATTTAACCAATACTGTGTCCATGGTAATGGATTGTTTCTAGGACTTATATCGTATATAGGATCTATTCCTATCGCTTTCATTCTCCTATTAGCAGTGAACTCAACATACTGTCCTAGTAGTTTCTCGTTCAGACCTATCATAGATCCGTTCTGAAATAAGTATGATGCCCATGCCTTCTCCTCATCAACAGCGTTCTTAAACATTTCTAGAACGTTGGGTTTTTCTTCTTCAGCGATTCGTACCATTTCTTCATCGTCACCATCTTGCCATTTTTTGATGATCTGTTGAGTAAGGACAAGATGTTGGCTTTCATCTCTGGCGATGAGAGAGATAATTTTAGCGGATCCTTCCATAACTTTGAGTTCACCAAACGCAAACGAGCAAGCGAAGGATACATAGAACCTAATGCCCTCAAGAATGTTAACATTGAGGACTGCTCGGTAGAGTTTCCTTTTGAGTTCTTTCCTGTCATAAGTTCCTGCGGGGTGTCCTTCTGCTGCAAATTTCCATGCGTTACCACTATCAAATTCGTGTTCTGCATTGATGAGTTCGTCATATGCTGCAGTAACTGACTCTGCACGTGACATAATCTTGTCGTCATCTAGAACTGTATCAAATACTTCTGATGCATCTGGATACACATTCTTAATTATATATGTGTATGATCTGCTGTGGATCATTTCCATCAACTGCCACACATTCATAGCAGACTCTAGTTCTGGTAAGGAACAGTATGGCATAAATGCCATGCCAGGACCTCGACCCTGCACACTGTCAAGCATGATCTGATACTTCAGATTGCTAGTGTAAATATGTTTCTGTTCTGGTGTCAGTGTTTTATAGTCTGACCTGTCTTTCTGTAGTGAGACCTCTTCTGGTCTCCAGAAATATCCTAACTGTTGTGTCGTTAGTTTGTCAAATACAGGATACTTAAACTCATCGTATCTCTGCATTCCTAATGGTTGTCCAAAGAACATTGGTTGTTTCTTTGTATCTACATGGTTCTTATTAAAAACCGTCACTCCTTTCATATTGTTAACTGTCCATTCGTTTGTCATATCGTACAAGATTCGCACTCTGATTCGTTTGATTCTAATGTAGTATTAACAAGAGCTTCTAATGAAACTTTTGTGTCCTCGACATCTAAGTCACTCTTAGCGTCGTATGTATTCTGATAATAAGATGTCTTCCACCCATACTTGTACGTTTCGATCAAGTCTTTTGTCATAACTGACATAGGAACTTCGTTATTCGGATAATTTTGTGGGTTGTAAGACCAGTTGCCACTGATCGCTTGGTCAAAAAACTTCTGTATAACTGCAGTTACTTTGATGTAACCACTGTTATCTTTCATGTCCCATAGCAATGTATAATTACTCTTCAAATGCGGATAGCCTGGAACAATCTGCTTAAGAGGTCCTTTCTTTGATTTCTTAACGGACAAGAAATCTCTAGGTGGTTCGATTCCATTGGTTGCGTTTGACACAACGGAACTGCTCTCCGAAGGCATTTGTGCGGACAAAGTGCTGTGCCTGAGTCCGTGGTGGAGGATACTAGTCCTAAGACTATGCCAATCATAGTTCAGTTTGTTCTCTACTAACTCGTCTACCTCTTTCTTATAGGTGTCAATCGGTAAGACTCCGTTTGAATATTTAGTGTGTCTGAACCCTTCACATGCACCACGTTCCTTTGCTAGTTCATTAGATGCTTTGAGTAGATGATACTGGAATGATTCTGTTAAATCATGTACCAATTTCCATGCTTCTGGGTCATCATACTTGACACCATTCTTAGCAAGATAGTGTGCGAGACCAATGTATCCTATACCTAAAGACCTACGTGCTAGTGTGCTACGTTTTGCTGCCTCTACAGGATACTGCATGTAGTCTATCAATTCTTCTAGTGCCCTAACAGCAAGGTCACATAACTCATCCATCTGATCTAGTTGTGTGATCTTACCTACGTTAATAGCAGATAGAATACACAGTGCTATCTCTCCGTTAGGATCATCAATGTGATTGATAGGTTCTGTTGGTAGTGTGATCTCTTGACATAGGTTAGACATATTAACCTTATCTAAGAATGAACTGTGACTATTACAATGGTCAATGTTCATGATATAGATACGACCTGTTTCTGCTATCTCCTTAAGAAGATTTAAAAAGAGTTCTTGGGCAGAGACATTCGTTCTCGGAATCTCTGTTTGCCCCTCGTATCGTTCGTAGAGTTCATCGAAGGATTCTGTGCCAAAAACATCATATAAACCAGGAACATCGTGAGGACTGAATAAACTGATATTTTCATTGTCGATAAATCTTTGGTAAAATAATGCACTTAATTGTATACTGTAGTCAAGTTTTCTTACTCTGTTGTCTTCTGTTCCTTTGTTGTTTTTGAGCACGAGGATGTCTTGGATTTCCTGATGCCAGATAGGAAAGTGGACAGTAGCTGATCCTCCTCGGATACCGTTTTGAGTACAGCACCGAACAGTGCTCTCGAATTTTTTAAGGAAGGGAACAACACCTGTGTGTTGAACTTCTCCATCCCTGATTTTAGCGTTGATTCCCCTGATTCTACCAGAGTTAATGCCGATACCAGCCCTCTGTGCGACATATTTGCCAATAGCCATATCAGAGCTAAAGATACTATCGAGGGTGTCATCAATATCAACCAAAACACAAGATGCAAATTGACGAAGGGGTGTTCTGACCCCCGCCATGACTGGTGTTGGGATGTTGATTTTGTGTTTGCTGATTGAGTCATAGTACCTCTTGACGTACGAAAGTCTTTTGTCTTTTGGATATTCAACGAATAAAGTCACAGCGATCATCATGTACATGAACTGAGGGCTTTCAAAAACCTTACCAGTGCTGCGATCTTGTACTAAATATTTATCTACAACCTGTCGTAAACCAGCATATGTGAAGTAATGATCACGTTCGTGGTCTACCCAAGCATCTATTTTTTCCCATTCTTCTAAACTATACTTATTGTATATTGACCAATCATATATTTTCTTATCTACACACGCTTTAGCATGTTCATGAAGACTTGGATGAGACTTCTCCCAACCATCTTTACCAAACACAGCTTTTCTTAATCCATATAATAATAATCTAGCAGCAACATACTGATAGTTTGGGTTGTCTAAGGTAATTAAATCACTAGCAGATTTAATTAAAATTTGTTGTATCTCTTCTGTTGTAATTCCATCATAGAATTGTATTCCAGAATTTATTTCGACTTGACTTGCAGATACACCTGCTAGTCCTTCACAGGCAAACTCGACCATAGTGTGTATCTTTTCTAGGTCAAGATGAGTGGTTACACCATCTCTTTTTATTACCTTAATTCCGTTGCTCATACTCGTTTCCAATCGTTAAGTTTAATAGTAGCTTCTATAGAACTGTAAGTGTTTGATTTTACCACAGTTTGTACATCATGTCCAGCTAAGAACATATCATTAATATCTTTTTGTTGTATATTTTTAGGCCATATGACTACCTTGTCTCCTCTATCAATGGTTTTTGTGATTCGGTTGATGATTTCTCTGTTACGAGGTTCGTTATCATAAACCCAAATATAATCGCTCCAACCAAACGACCTACAATTAAGATCGCTCCCAACCATCGCAACCGAGTTAACCAAGAAGAGCGAGTCGAAGGGCCCTTCAACAACATAGACGCTTTTGTTTTTGTCGATTCTATCCAATCCATAGACTTTTGGTGCCTCCTCATTGAGCATTATGGTAATGTATCTTAACTGAGATGTTGGATTCAAAGATCTACCTTGAAATCCGATAATTTCATCTGAATTTCTTAATGGAATGACAATTCTAG